TCTTCTTTAGAAGGAACGCTTGCAGTACCTGCGCTACCAGTTACGCCAGCGATAGCGTTTGGTGTAGAAGTTCCAAGCGCAGGAGTACCGTGTGTATGGTCTGCGCGCGCGTAGTTATTCGAAGTACCGTCTGCTGAAGATTGTCCGTAAGAAGTTTCAGTAACTACAGAACCGAACGCGTTTGTTTGTGTCCAAGTTGAACCGTCTGAGTAGTAAAAAAGTTTTGTATCAGTAGCGTAGAAAATAGTTCCTGCGTCTACGGTATTAGCGGCAGGACGTGAAGAAAGAAGTCCTGATTGAACGGCGTTACCAGCAACTTCCCAACGTGTGCCGTTATAAATATAAAGTTGATTATCAACGGTGTTGTAATAAATCTGACCGCTATATGGTGTTGAAGGCGCAGTAGCAAGATTCTGAATTACCGCGTTTTGTAATTCGTTCTTGTTAAGGTCAATACTTACTAAAAACTTACGGCTCATTTGTTCTCCTAAATTACGTACGCCGTACCTGTAAAGGCACTGGTGAAGGTTATCACCATTTGATTCTTGCTTGGATAACTAAACGTGCCTTCACAATTAGTTCCTGCGCTATCCAAAACTACGGCGGTTGGTTCTCCACCTAAGTTATGGTTAATCGTCCATACTGCGCTCGCTTGCGCTTGCACGTGTGTATAGAAAATACTAGCAGGGTCACCTGCTGGTCCTTGTGGACCAACACCAACGATTTCTACTGTAGGGATTATTGGTTGAATAATTACTGCGTCATCTGCCATTATCGCGTCACCTCAGGACTTACTACAACCTGACCTTGTGCCAGCCTTGTAACAATACTACCATTTACAAGTTCTATATCATAGACATAAGTACCTTCGTCAATCGCGCCTGTTTGTGTCGCAGTTGCGTGTACTTGAACAAATCCAGTTAGCGCAGTTATTGTGATTCCGCCATTAGCGGTAGTAAGAGTTAATACCGCGTCAGGGTCAGAAGGAAGCGAGCGCACTTGAAGTCTTGCGGTATATCCCGTCAAGTCCATAGGTACGGTAGCGATTCCGCCTGAGATATAAATTCCAGTTGCGCCGTTAGTAACGGTAAAAGAAGTTGGACCAGCGTTAGCAATAGTTTTATTTTGAAGGTTATAAACGTTAGGGATTACTCCGTCAATAGAAACTGTTTGACCGATAGCAAAAGAATTATTAGTAGTATAAGTAACTGTTGTTCCGTTACCGCTTACGTTAGTTAATGCGGCAGGTTGTTTATAAATAAAGTTGATATACCAATCCGCACCTTGGTCAATCGTTGTGTTGTATGTGACCGCCACTTAAACTCCTAAACTTGTTCCACACGAAGAACATATAGCCTGACCTTTAACCTGAGGCATACGACACGAAGGGCAAAAGTCCGCCATAGCCGCAAGGCTCATCATACTACTGCTACCGCTATTTAACTCTGTAATAGCCCAAACTAATGCGTCAAGGCGGTCAGGACTTTCATTACTAATTGGAGTCCACTCGCACATCTGCGTTTCAAGTTCGGCAAAATATCCGTGGTGGTGAACTCTACCCTGTTCATATAAAGAACTAATAGGTTCAGCACGTAATTGTTTTCCACGTGTCGCGGTTACTTTCTTTACTGGCGCACTATGGTCTACTTGTTTAATAAGTAACGTAACCATATCTCCACCGTTATTCGTTTCGGCAATAATCTTATCTGCGCCTAAATCGTGGTAAAGATTTACCGCTTGTCTAGCCCACGCGTCAGGAGAAGCGCGTAATGACTTATCACTAAGAACGTAGTAATGATTATCTGAAGTAATTCCTGCGGCAACAATTCCCGTTTCATCTGAGTCCGCGTTATTAGTTACGGCAGGGTCAATCGCTACGACAATTCGAATCAAAGGCGGAATATCCGTTACGCGCGCGCGCTCTATCATCTCACGTGTCCATAACGCGCCTTCAACCGTGTCTAGGATTTCGCCATAGAGTTCTTGCCTACCAAGTCGCGTATTCTCGTAACGTAATTTAAGTTCAGCGAGCGCAGAAGCGGCAAGATTCTTAGCGTTATCAAAAGTAGAACCGCGTACTACTTTTACACCTTCACGGTCTACTAAATCTTTAATTAACTTTGTAGGTCGTGGCGTAGTAGTAATAATTGTTTGTGGGTGCTGACCTAATCGCGCACCGAACTGGTACTGGTCCCAAGCGTCAGCGCGTTTAAATGCGGCTAACTCATCAAACCAACCGCCGTGAAATTGTGGACCACGTAAGCGGTCAGGTTCTTCTCCTGAGAATAATTTAATACGGCTTCTATTCGTTAAAAAGATTTCTGAAATAGAACGGTTGTAATCCTTTAATACTCCGTACTCTTTTAGAATATTTAGGATTCCTGATTCACCTTCAACACACGTATCACGAGCGTCCGCGTGTGTAGGCGCAACGATAGCCCACCGCGTACCTTCGTTACTAATCGCTTTCCACGCAAGCCACTCTGCGGCAGTTCGCGTTTTACCAGCACCACGACCAGCCAAGAATAACCACGTGTTCCAATTTTCGTTATCAGTTGGAATCTGTTCCGTTCTCGCTAGTTGGTGCGTCCAGCGCACGCGTCTTGCCGCTATTAAGGAGTTCAACGAGCCTTTGGACTTCGGTATCAATGGTGCTTGCGTCATAATGAGTTATCTCCACCTGCGCTCGTGCTGGCATATCTAAGCCAAGTAAGCGCGCTCGCCTTTCCATTATTTTTAGTACTGCCATAACCGCAGGGACTTCCCCACGCATTACTTTGTTCCATAGCGCGCCTTGTGCTATGTCTAAACGGTCTAACTCCGTACCGCGTAACTCTTCTACGTCAGACCGAATAATTCTTTTACACGCGTTCGCATAAGCCTTATGTGCGCCTGACGCGTTAGCAAACCCTAACTCTTTAGCGATTAAATCAAACGTTAAACCACCACGCCGCAGTTGTAATACTTTCGCTTCACGTTCGATAGTTTCGGGTTTAATTCGTGACGGTCTTGCTTTACCTTCGCTCATAACCGTTTACCTATCGTTAGTAATAACGCAAAGCAAAAAGGAACTACGAAACCGCCTATAACCCAACCAAGAATAAACGAAGTCCAGTTCACGATTTCCCCCAACCGCTTCCCCTAAAGATTGCTGGCGTTGCGCCAATAACCTTACTCATAGCGTTACCGCACTCACAGGTTTTCTCGTGCTTATCTTCAAAGCCAAAGTAAATACTCTCCTGCTTCATACACTTGTAACACTTAAATAAGTAGACGGGCATTTAATACTCCAAGCCACCATAGAAACATAGAAACTCTACTGTTAGCCCGTACTTACTCACGTGTAACCCTAATCCGAACGCACGCATAAATCCTAAGTGAATCCATACCTTGCCTATTTTTTTCTCGTAAGTCATTACGTTATTTCCTTCCTATAGTTACACTACAAACACTTGTCTAAGATATTAACTTTAACACTTTCCGCTATCGCTTTCATCATTAACGGCGGAACACTTCTACCGATTCTTTCCCACCTTTGTTCATACGTTCCCGTTAGTTCAAAGTCTTCAGGGAAGGAACTTAATGCGCGTAGTTCCTTTAGTGTGAACTTTCTTTTTTCTAACGGGTGCGTAACGCTTGCCGCACCTACGTTTCCGCCTGTAGCGGTAATAGTTCCAATAGGCTTATCTAAACTTGGTCTAACTAATTGAAAGTACTTATCGCTTTGCTGACCAACTTTAAGTTTGTCGTATTCAACGCCTAGTGCGTAACGGTCAAGAGTAATATCATAATTAGTTTCAGGGTCGTGCGTAATACGTTCTGCGTTAGTTTCTAATACGTCACGTAACGTGTAACGCGTAGTCATAGGAGTAGGGAAGGTTGGAACTACTCCGTATTTATCTACAAGGTCATTACGTACGCCTATGATAATTAACCTTTGGCGCGCTTGCGGTATACCTAAGTATGAAGCGTCAAGAACCTTTGCGCCAACCATATAGCCAGCAGAGCGCAGTTCGGTCATAATCTCTTTAAAGTAACCTAACGCTTTACCGCGTACTAATCCCGTAACGTTTTCCGCTACAAAAGTTTTAGGTTGTAAGTCTTTTAGTACTCTCGTATATTCAAAAAATAAATCGTCAGAGCGTTGTACGCCGTCTGAATACTTCTTCGTAGTTCCCCAAGCCTTCTCACGTGAGCCAGCCATAGAGAAAGACGCGCACGGTGGCGAACCTTCTAGTACGTCAATCTCTTCGTAAAACTTTCCTTCTTCAAAGATTTGTTTAGCAGTAACTTTTCTTATATCTTCACCGTTCATAAACGTATCAGGGTGATTAAGCGCGTAAGTGTTACGGGCTTCTTCTATAAATTCGTTAGCCCAAGCAACTTCGTACCCTGCCATTTCGAATCCTAAACACGAACCGCCGCACCCTGAAAAGGTAGACGCGATTACATAACCGTTAGTACCGCGTACCTTTGCGACTTCTTTCATAGTAGGAACTACATAAGGCGGTTTCATTTAACACCGAACCAGCCAGCAAAGTTAAGGTGACGCCAATAGCAATCAACGTGTTTAAATCCTGCGTCAGTTAATAACTCTTTATTCCATTTATCGGTTACAGGGACTAATACGCCTTCTAAGGCTTTACGTTTATTGTTAATCTGCTCTTGCGTATAACCGTTATTACCTTTACGGTTTAAATAAGTATTAACAAAAACATTATCGGCGTACGAATCCGCGCCTAAAATCTTTTCTACAAAGATAAATACGCCGTTAGGTGTAAGCGAATCATAAACGTCTTGAATAATTCTTTGGCGATATTCGATAGGAATAAACTGTAACGTAAGAATAGATAGCGTTACCGAACTAATTACTTTCGGATAACCTTCACGTAAATCAAACTTACGAACGTCTGCCGTAGGTATTTCTTTCTTTGCGGCTTCAAACATAGGTTCGGATATTTCTAAACCCATATAGCGTACGTCTAAATTTTCTAACGCTTTCATAATTGGTTTAAGTGCCGCACCGCGCGAACAACCTAAATCAACTATAGAAGTTCCTTCTTGCGCAAAACGTGTAGCAAGTTCGGTAGTAATACGGCGCATACCTTCGTAATCAGGAATAGAACGCGCTAACATATCGTCAAAGACTTCTGTTACTTGCGCGTTAAACTCCCACTTAGCGTCCGCCATTACTTCGTCTTTCATTATCTTGGCGAACCGTTCCACTCATAGCCACACTTAGGGCATTGGTAAGCGGTATTAACGTCACCGCTAAAGTCTGTAAACTCTTTAGGCGTATCGTCTTTAAACTCATCTGATAACGGATTAAATCCAAAATCTTGCGTATCAAATAACATAGAAATATCTAATAGTTGGTCTGCTAACACTTGCGTATCCCACTCTGCTAATTCGGCAGAACGATTATCAGCGAGCGCGTAGGCAACTACTTGTTCGTGCGACCAATCTTCAGGTACACGCGCAATACTTATTTCTTCCCACCCTAAACTTTTTGCGGCTTCAAGTGTTCCGTTACCTGCTACAACAATATTGTCGCGCGTTACTACTAACGGTTTACGTTGCCCGAACGTCTTTAAAGAGTTAGCAATAACTTCAATATTACGCGCGTTATGTCTGCGTGCGTTATTGGGGTCAAGTTCTAAACTATTAACGCTTACGGTTTCTACTTTTAACATTATTTCCTTCCGAGAAATTTAGAAGGAAGGCGCGCAAGGGACAAGCAAACGCGCCTTCCTGTGTCGCACTACACCGAAGGGACGGACGGTGTGCGACTAGCCTTCACTCGCTCAACATCTGAAAGCAAAAACACCGAACGGCGTTTTGATTTAGATACTGGTACGAGAAGTTTTCTAAAAACTAATTGACGTAAATTATTTTTAGTAATTCCTAACAACTCTGCGGTTGCTATTGAATCTATAGTTTCTTCACTCATTACAAGCCTTTCCTAAACTGACCACGGGTCATCTAAAGGGTCTTCAATCGGTCTTTCGTTCACAACTGTAACAGGTTCAACTACGTTACGTGGAACAAGTCCGTAACTATCTACGTTAATTTCTAACGCTTTACGTTCTAAACCTTCTTTATCTAAATAGTTATCAACCGTAAAACGTCCTTGTATAAATACGCGCGCACCTTTACGTAGTTCGTTAGCCGCACCTGTAGCGTCTTTACCCCATACAAAGCAACGAAACCAAATAGTTTCGCCGTCTACCCACTCGTTATTTTTCTTTACTCGTGGAGTATTAGCAACTGAAAAAGAAGTAACGGTATTTCCGCTAGGGATAACACGTAACTCAGGGTCACTTCCGATATTTCCTGTAATTGTAATTATCGCTTCACCAGCCATAATTTTCCTTCCGTTCTAAATAGTTATACGAACCTTCTGCGCTAAGTGTAACAATAGAACCGTTAGGAAGCATTAACGGATAAGTAGCAGGGTCTTGGCGTGTCGGCACAATTAAACCAAGTTCTGTTGATTTCTTTATATTAAAGTGAACTGCGTTAGTGCCAAAGTTATGGCACTCGTGGTGAAGAGCAACTAAATTTTCTATACTATCTTTTCCACCACGCGAGCGCAGAAGCCTATGGTGTAACGCGAAATCATTAGTTAAAGACTTTCCACACGCTTCGCAATAGTTGCCGCACCTTTCAAGAATTACCTCACGAATCGCCTTCCAATCGGTTTTCATTAGTCGTGAAGTAACCCGTCAATAACTCGCTCTGCTTCTAATAAACTTAACCGTAACTTTTCTTTATTTGTTACCCGAATAAGAACGCCTTCAGTATCTCCGTATTCTTTTACGGCGGTTAGTTTTACTACTTGCTCATCATCTTCGTAAGCCACGCCAGTTAAGCCGTCAAGTACCGCACGGCTTAATTTATCTATATCGGGTCTTATAAAAGGTTCAGAACGCGTTACGGTTTTTGGTTTCTTTAAAGTAAAGACTAACGAAACTTCTACGCCGTACTTTGCTTTTTCTAAAATAACCGAACGCGCAACGTTAGCAATATCGGCGCGCCATAACGCTAAATCTTGTGCGCGTACGTGTATTGCGTGACCACGTATAAATTTTAGCGAACCCTGTGGAATGGGTCTGCCGCTAACAAAGAACTGCTGACTAATACCAGTAATTTTTTCTCCAAAAAGCCCAAGCGTTACAAGGGGTTTCGTAACGGTGAATAATGTACCTGATTCCGTTATGAATTTGTTCCGCAGGGTGTTTAGAATCTTCTTTTAACATTTGCGCAATTCCATACGCAGTACTGTTCGGATTATCGGCTTTATAGTTCCACGCGCTTTCTTTACCCCACAGTTGCACTAAACATTTATATTCCGTTACACCAAACCCATAATCTTCTAATTGGATACGGGCATACGCTTTAGGATTATCGAAGGCTAACTGCTCTTCTATCATCTGCGGCGTTGCTTCTGCGTGTGGTGCTTCTGCTCCTGCTGGCGTAATAACTAAAAACAATCCTGAAATTGCTATGGCTATTAACGCTTTTATTTTTATTTTTATTGGCATTTCCTACTCCTTTACAGGGTTCGGGTCTTGCTCGCTTCTTCTTTTTCGAAGTTTTCTTTTGCTTTTAATGGCGAGCGATTATTAAGGCGTTCTCTCATCTCTTCAGAGGAAGCCGAAGTGCGTTGTATAGAAGCCCTTTCTGGGTCGCACGTTGGACAAAATAGTACACCTTCATATTCGATTTCGGTGGTAATTACTTCGCCTTCTCGTGTTCTTGTTTCTTTAGTAGTAACATAAGTTGTGTTAATAAATCCTTTAACGCAATCTACGTGCTTACATTTACAAGCGTTACGCATACAATGAGTATCCATTAGAGTTCCCTTCGAATTACATTTAAGGCTTTATCTAACGCTTCTGTATATCCTTCTAAATAAACAAAGGCTAATTCGTTCATAGGGGTATCTTTAAGCCGTAACTCTTCGATACCCCTAAGAACGCGCATAAGAATATCGAACGTCTTTTCAGGTTCTTTATTCTGTTCCGTCATTATCTTTACCCATAGCAATATCGGCGCATATAGCCTGAACTCCAACAAGTGCGGCGTCAAG